TTGTGCCAGGCGGCCTGACCGCATGCTGCCATTTTGCTTGTTGCCAGACGCTGTGAGCCAGGTGTTGGTTTCTTGTGGCAATGTATCATTAGGGAAGCTGGCAGCATTGAAATAATCTGCCTGGAAGCTCTTGACATTGTAACCTGAACGACGTGTGTTAAACAACAACATACCCTGTGGATACAGTGCAGGATCTGGTGCATCTAGATCCAAGTAGTTGCTGGTCAACAAACTCACTATGCTTGGGAATGGGTCAGCTATGGGGTCCACTGTGCCGTTTGTGGCCCAGCGAGCATCAGCAAACAAAATGCCGTTTTGTGTGACTTGGTCAGTGGTGTCAACTTCCACCCACTGGTCAACACCACTCACTGGTTCCCAACGATACAGCTTGGGATAGTTTTCTAGGTCACTGGTGTCAATCCACAAGTCACCATATTCCAAGGGACTCAATGCTGAGTCGGTCTGAGTGGTGGGTGCTGTGGCCGCAACGATAGGGCCAGCTGCATTGGTTATACTCAAGTTGAAACCACGAACATCATTGGTGACGTTTTGATAGCCTACCCATGAGCCATTGTTCTGGATCATGATGTCTGCATCACTCACTGAGCTGTAGTACCACAGGCGTCCATCTGCAGGTTCTTGATCTGGAGCAGTTGGGCTGGAAGTGTATGTGAACAGTGGGCTGGACACAAAGTTACTGAGAACCAGGATAGTCTGTGTGAGTCTACTGGGATGAACTTTGGGAGTATTCAAGGTAAATCCAGCCACACTCAAACACGTACCAGTCAGTTGTAGAAGATTCATGTTGCCGCCTTGGCTGTGCGTGAACACAATGTTGCCAGCACTGTTTACACTGGCAGACACATAAGGAATGTTGGCTGCACTCACGGCTGCCACAAACGCAGCCGGAGTAGTACCGTTGAGTGTGACATCTTCTTGATTGAGGTCGGCAGTGCCAGCTTCAGTGGCAGCAATTTGGAATGTATCACCGTTGGTAAACGCAGTTGGCACTGTGGTGCCAGTTACCACCGTTTGTCCAATTGCAATTTTTTCAAAGATCTGAAAGGAAAAACTTTCATTAGATCCAGTGTTGAACTGAGATGCATCACACAATGCATAGGTAGTTCCCACGGGAACGTTGCTGCCACCACTGGTGGGGTCTAGTCCATATACAGCATTGCGGTCACTGGTGTAAATGTTACAGGCCTGTGGAACAAAAGCAGCTAGAGCAGCACTGTAGCGTTTCACCGACAAGAAAGCACCATTGTTCACGGCGCTGATGTTGTTCCACACAGAACCTGTGGGCTTTGGCGATGTGTCAGTGGTTCTCCAACGCGGGGCTTGGTAACTGTATCCTGGAAAGTACTCAGGGGCCAAGTAGCTGCCAGCAGTGATGCCCAGTGCAGTCAACAGTGCTGCACCTTGGTTGGGACCAACTTCAATGTTCACAATGCCGCCATTGGCAGTGGAACCATCGCTGGTGGCTGAGCTGTTGGCATAGATTTCTAATTTACCACTCACAGCGGCAGCAGTAATACCTGTGATGACCGCTGCGTTGATCACGGCAGCTAGTCCTGTAACTGTGTTGGTAGCACCCACTGTGATCAAGTTGCTGTTGATGTACATGTTTGCACCAACTGTTAGACTTGATGGACTATTGGCGCCAGCTACGGTGGCCCATGAGCTCTTCCAAGTATCGGTGCCCACTTGAACCCATGTATTGTTTGAATTTTTGTAGTAGCCAGGATTATAAAGATTCACAGCACTTACTGCATAGTCGCCAATACTGCCAATGCTGGCCAGGGGAGTGTAGTCTCCGCCAGCATAGTTTACAACTTCATCAGTTTCAGTGATCACAATTGGAGTTTTGACTGTGAATGCAGCAGTGGCTTGATTCCACTCTTGGATGCCCCAGGTAGAGTTTGCAGTATCCAACCAGAATGTACCATCAGCTGGTGCGCCAACTGGGCGGCTCAAGCTGGCAGTGAGCTGGCTTAAATCAACTGCCACACGCTGTACATACGCACGATTTGTAACGCCCAGGGCTGAGTACGCGGCCAATAAGCCGTATTCGTTGAGTTCGTAACCATTGATTGGGGTACCAGTTGTGGTCTGATAAAAGAATGGTACGCCAAAAGTGGCAGCGAGATCTCGCTGACTTGTAATTAAATAAGTCTTGTTGATATTAGCAGCAGTAGTGCCGGCAGCCACTGTGACGCCGTCGCTGGAAATTTTGTTTTGTGCAGTGGCAATGACAAAGTAAGGTACTGTGTTAACAGCTGATGGAAGATACTGACTTTCGTCAATTACCGTTACTTCTACGCCTGGGGATATTAGAGCCATGTTCGGGGTTCCTTTTCAAGTGTTAATATTTATGGAGCCCGCCAAAAAACCGTCGTCTACTACGCCCTTTGTCAAAGGTCCTGCAAATAAATACCACTATGAACCGACCCATGTGTCCTGTGTGCGGGCAAAGGCCCTGTGCTATAAACTACTATCGAGATGGAGTGGCTCACTATCGCTCAAGATGTGAGTCGTGCATCAGACGAAACCGTGGGCTAAAGCCACGAGTTCCCTTGTGGCAGAGTCAGGGATACAAAAAGAAAATGTCGTGTGATCGTTGTGGATTTCGTGCTAGATATTCAGCACAAATATCAGTGTATCACAGCGATGGCAGGCTTGACAATGTTGCGCAAAAAAACCTCAAAAGCATCTGCAAAAACTGCGAAATAGCAGTTAACCGGGAAGATTTGCCATGGCGTCGCGGTGACCTTGAGGCCGACGTTTGATCAGTCTATCCACTAGTTCAATGGTGTTGCGGCGTAGAGCTGCCAGATCACCGTTGTTGTCAATCACATAATCAGCCATCCAGATTTCCAAGCTCATGCTGGATGAATCTTCTGGTGGCAAATGATCGCTCCGATCCACCCAGATGGCATAGTCAAATACTCCGGTATTCCGCATGGCATGAAATTCTGCTTTGTTGCGCAGGCCACAATAGATGTCGTTGTCTGCAAATATTTCTCTGCCCAAACGAGCATAGTCATCGGCACAGTAAGCATGTATCATGTCATACCATTCCGCACGATGATTGTGTCGATCTGTGTAGCATTCTTGAAATGTTGTGTAGCCATACTGATCTTTCAGTTCACGATAGATGAATTTCTCAGCACAAAACTCTGAGCTGGATTGAAATTCATATCCAAATTTTTCACGCAGTATTTCGCACACAGAGTCTTTGCCATGGCGGCCATGACCAATGATCAGCAGTTTGGGTAGTGTCATTTGAGTTGTGTTACATTTAGGTGTTTGAGGGTGCTCTGTAGCATGCCAATTTGTCTGCGGCAGTCTTCTAGGGCATGGTGGCTGGTAGGTGGAATAGGCTGATCTGGCCACAGGCTAAACACAGTACGGCTATCACGCACCATGTAGTATTTCCAGGGCAATGCTTTACCATAACTCTTGTAAGCATGCTCCAGGATGTTCATGTCGTAAGTGGGACCTTGTGCCCAGATTCTGTTGGAGTGCCAAATCAGCCGGCCTAACTCATCTAACGCTTGATCTAGTGGGATTCGTCCTTGTTCAGCAAAGGCTTCTTCACGAGCATGCGCAGGTTGCGTGGCCCACCACTCCACAGTACCATCTTCAATTTTGCGATTCTCTTGACTCTCTAGTGTGATTCGAGCATAGAATGACCGATCATAGTGGCCTATGCCAAACGGATCAAACGTCTGGGCAGCAATAGTCAAGATAGTTGTGTCGGGGCCAGTAGCCAGGCCTTCAAGGTCAATCATTAAGTCCATGCTACATTGTAGCAGATCTAATTACACAAGTCAATGTTCATGGCCAAACGAAACCAGTCAATCATGGCATCTTTGGTGGGATGATAGCCGTCTTCTTGGAGACAATTATGGTCACGGGCCCAGATATAGGGTGCTGTATAATCTGTGAACTTTGTCCAATCCACTGCATGGTACAAGGGAGTCTGCTGATCCATGGTTCCGTGGCAATGCTCAAACCGATCGTATTCAGTGGATTTGGCATCATATATAAATCCCATTTGATAGGGTATGTTACGCTGATTCAACACAGCCTGTGTTGACACAATGCTCAACAACGACAACTCAGTGAGATATTGACTTTGATCATCTGCAGACATGTATTGAGTTTGAAGAAAATTTTTAATCACTTTTGGAGTTTGCCTAGTGTCGCCCAACATTCCCCCTGAGTGAAACCATGACATGTTGCCAATTTGCCACTGATAAAGATGCTCTTTGCTGTTTGACCTGTAGTAATTTCCCAGTTGCGCACTAATGGGTATATCCACACGATTGATACCAGACCATAATACCACAACTTGATCATAGGGGTTGCTACAAACTTCGTGTATGGTCTGTGCTGCCATGGCTTGGTTGCCAGAACCGGTTGAAGCCAGGATTGTGTACTTGTTGGTATTGATAGGATGAACATCCTCCATGGTCAAGCTGACCAAGAAACTACAGCCCACTAACAGTGTACGAGACATTAGCCAATAACCCAGGTCAAGGGCTGCGAGCCATCCACATAGTTCACCAGTTCAGCCAGTTTGGCATCCATTTGAGTCTGGGCTTCGGCCTTCATGGCAGTGCCGTTTAGTGTGCCGCCGCCTTGTGGTCCAGCAATGGAACCAAACTTTTCGCGGGCTTCACCAATGATCATTTTGCAGGCAGCTACCATGTAGTCGCGCAGCCACTGGCTGATTTGATAGTCCTGCAACAGAGTAATTTCAGGCTTGAGTTGGTAGGCCCAGATCAACACATTTTCGCCAGTGCCTTTGGGGTCACGAATCAGTTGCAATTTCTTTGTGACTGGATTCCAGGTGTAGTTCATGTAGGCGCCGAACATTTTGCCTGCTAACTCGACATACTGTGAATAGAAGTCATATGTGGCCAGGCCACCGGCCACGTTGAAGTTCATGAGATACACATTCAAACTGGCCTGTGCAAACGGGTCAAAGTTTGATGCAAAAGGTCCAGTGGCATCACCAAATGTTCTGCGAAAGATCTGTCGAACACTTACAACTTCCTGGGGCAGGGTGTAGATGTTTAAATCACGTATGAGTTCCATGAAGATATAGGCTTCTTCATAGGCATAGTTGGCACGTTGGCGGTACACTCCAATGGTTCTTTGATAGGCGGCTTCGTAGTGAGCCGGGTCCAACTCTAGGTCAACAATTTGGTTGCCTAGAGTTAGGCCGCAGTAATCAACAAGCTCTTGCTTGAGCTCTTGCAGTGTTTTTTCAGACATTGGGGGGACTCCGTTCCCCCATATTTACCACACTCTTAGAATGATCAAATTCTCAGTGCCTCGACCGTTGAATGCAGTCTCAGTTGTGGTGAGTTCCTTGAAAACTCTACGAGCCGCTGGTTTGCCGGCTGTGGTCATGGTCTTGAGGGTGTCAGCTGGTTTGCGCACAGTTTTTTGCAGGGTTTCTGCTGTGGAAAAACCAATGATGCTGTTGCTCTTGACTGTGAACGCCTTGGCATATTCATCTGCTACCAAGTGTATCAGTTTGCGTTTTTTAGTGTCATATAACCAGGCCTCGCTCTTGTCCACAAGACTTGCAGCCGGTAATGATTTCAGTTTGAGTTCAGCAAACTCTGCCA